TGGGATCGTAATAGTAGCATCATCGAACGAGAAGGCTACAGTCGAAATAGCTGAGTCCATTTTAGAGAAGTCTGTGAATGGGTCTGCGAATACACCACGTAATGTTAACGGGTCTTGCGTCTTCGTTGCTTGCTTCTCTAGTAGTATCATAGCTTGGTTGTATTCAACGTTCTCTAGACGAGTTTTCATTCTCTGCAAGTCTTCCATACGTAAACGCATAACAGCAGTGTTCTTCGCTTCTGCAAAGTCAGAGAATGGGAATACGTGTACGTTACCGATTTTCAGTGTTAATGGGTCACGGTTTTCAGGTTGCTTTGTTAGACCTTCACGGTCAGGCTGCCCTTCCACTACGGTAAAGTTACCTGTAACATCTAGTGTCACGATATCTTCTCGGGATAAGTAGTAATCGTAATCCACACGGATCGTTCCAGTATCTTTCGGTTTCACTCCACCTGCAACGTTAAAGTCTACTTCGGTAGTTGCACCAGGAACTGTGTCACCTAGTGGTGTACTAATAACCTTGTAGTCCGTACCTGCTTTCATTACTCGGTCATACTCGAATGTCAAGAAGTAAGTTGTTCCTGGTGTAGGCTCCTCACCATTAAGATTACCTTTCCAGTCAATGTACTGAATACCACTGTCTTGCACAAGTGCGTAATCTTTCCCTTGCACATACACCTTAGCTCCTACGTATACAGTCAATTTAGAAGCGTCTACGTTCGTGTATTGAGCTGGTAACGGGTCTCGACCATCTAACACACCTTTTGATAACTGAACGCCACCAGCAGGACTATCAGTACGCCCTACGACATTGTTTACTTGTTTTACGAAGATACTACCTACAGTTACCTTACCTTTCGAAGAACTGTATGTGCTTCCTTCTTGGATGATGGTACGGAAATCTTTTGATTTATTGATTGCTACACGAGTTGCCGTAGGCTTGTGGATACGGTATCCATTTACGTAAGCAATACCTGCATCAATAACTGCGTCAATCGTGTCAGGGGTTCTACCCTTCTCTGTCCACATATTGAAACCTTCTGCTTGATACGATCCTAAAGTCTCTTTGTCACGTTGAGCAATCATTTCGATGATACCTGAGAATTCGGGACGGTTCGGTTCGATGAATAGCTTACCATCATCAAAACGATAAATCATAGTTGTGCTATCATCGTTATACGTTAGTACAACTTGCTCCTCTAAACGGTCTGCACCAGGAGATAAATAGCTAGGTGCGTTCTGTGTTTGGTCTAGTAGTGTAGGGTCGTCATTGTATGTAACGATTTTCTGTACTACTTTTACACCAATGTTTTCTCGTCCTACGCCTGTGAACGGGATTGTTTGTTTATGGAATGGTCGAATCTTTCCTGCTAGATAAAGTAAACCATCTTCTACCGTAATCTTCGTTTTTGTTTCTGCGTTGTCAAATGTGAATGCCATACCCGTCTGAATGTTACCATCAGAGAATACACGATCCCCAAGTCGTTTTAAGTTATCTTCTGCGATAGATTGTATCTCGTTTAGTTCTGCTTGTTGTAATGGTCTGTCAGAACGGAAGAGAGCCTTAGAGCGACCTTTCTTAGAATCGAATCGGTCATTATACGGCATACCGCTTAAATCAATGATATCTGCCAAAACGTTTCACTCCTTTATACTGTAAATTGAATCATGAATTGTTCGTCCATTTTTAGTCCCATCTTACGACCTTGGGACGTTCTAGTCTCTGAAACTAGTGATGTACCTGCGCTAGTCACTTCGCTAGGTAGTAGTGTATCTTTCTTACTTCCTTTCGGAACAAGATTAAAGTACACTCCTGTTTTTGAATACGACTTATCTTGGAAGTCTGTGTCCTCTACTGCTACGTTTATGTATAACCACTTCGCTCCTTCTGCTACTGCGTTGTCTCTAGGAACTAGTACGTACGGCTTGTTCCCGTACATTACTACAGGGAACGGAGGGTTGTTAACATTCTCTGTATCTTTAAGAGGTCTTGCTAACATAATCTTGTGAATCCTCTTATAACCTATTATAGCAGATTCACTAATTGACAAGTACGTACTGTCCCTATTAGCTTGCATCTTCATAGCTTCTGCTACAGGATCAGTCCCTTGTTTCACTGTGAATACTTGTGCGGTTGGGTTATACGCTTTTGGTTGGCGTGTTAGAAATACTGACACCCCTGCTGGCTTAAACTTTTTAACGATATCAATAACGGCTACAGGGAAAGTATCTGCGAAGAATATATCAATAACTGCATTTGTATAGTACTCTCCTAGTAGACAGTCCTTACTGTTTAACTTCGACTTATTCAAGAAGAAAATGTTATTGAATGGTTCGTAGACGTTTACGTATGTATTTGGGTCTCCTAGGAACGCTAGGATTGCTTTTTTAATAGCAGGGATAGTACCTCTATCTAATAGGATATACTGGATGATACGTGCTCTGTAAGACGTATCATTTTCGTTGTCCTGCCGTACTACCCCGAATACATCTCCGTACTCATCTAACCATTGCCCCGTTGCACTCTCTAAAGATAAGTCGAACTTACTCGCAATCATATCGGACTCGGTTACTTTCAGTTCTTGGTCAACTGCGTCTAGAATAGCCGCATTCACCTTTGTCTTATCTTGTAAGCTTATCTTCCAACCAGGATGTAGATGTTTTAGAAATGACATAATGTACCTCCTATGTTAGAGTAACCTTAACTGTACCTGCACGAACAACTTCATTACCTGCTACGATTACATTTGCTTTCGGATCGTTAAATGTAATGTCGTAGATTAATCGTCTATCTATCCCTTTAATAACACTAGATAGGTCAGATAGGATTACGCTTTGTGAAGTCTGCATGTTGTTAAGGTATCTCGAAATCTCGGCTACTATCTTATCTTGTAGTGCCTTTGTAATAGCAGTCTTATCTGTTAGTACTATTGTAACATCAATGTTAACTGCTTTACGTGTTACAGGTCGAACGACAACTGGGATTCCTGCTGCTCGGTAGTTCTGAAGTGTAGCGATAACCTTATCTCTTACAACATCAGGTAGGTCTCCATTGCGGTCGTGTGCGTATACGTAAACAATACCTGTTTGCTCATCAACCCATACACCTGAAATCTCTATTACGGAACGTGTACCGTATTCTAGTGCAGGAATTGTACCTTTACTTAGGGACTCAATGTAAGAACGGAAACGAGACTTTAATTCTTCTAACGGTTCCTCATCTTGACCTGTTTGGAAAGCTTGTGCATTCGTAACTGTCTTGATGTTCGCTAGAGGAGTCATCATAATGTTAATTACGTTGTTCGGTACGTTACCAATCTCTCCTGTAATCGTGCAGTATATTTGTACTTCGGCAGTAACTGTACCTTGTGGGATATAGTAGTCTTCTACCGTCTCGTACGTCATCGTGTAGTCCGATAAACTAGAAGTGAACCTTGTACCCCTTGGAAGAGGTAAAGTTTGTTGTACGGCATTGTGGAAGACCAACTGCACTTTACCGTAAGCTCGTTGTGCAGGTTTACGTTGGAACCCGAATGAAGAGTATACACCTGTTGCAATAGCTTCTCTAATGTTCTCTTCCGTTAGGATGTATAACTGCTCAATCTCCCTAGCAGTAGCTTCGTAGATTGCTCTGACTGCGCTACCGATAGAGAAGTCATTAATCTTATTTGTATTTGTAATCGTATGGTCTACTAATCGTCCATAGATTTCTGTCATTTGTTTGTATCTCAATGGGTAAACCTCCTTATCGTATCATGTTATCTACGAAGTTATCTTGAAGGACTAACGATCCTTCTTTTCCTAACTCACCTGAAAGGGCTAGTAGGAATGCTTCTTCCATTGCGATAGAGAAGACTTTGAAAGTAGTTGAGTACGAGTTACCATCAATAACGTGCCCAACCTTCTCTACTGTTCGTACTCTACCATCCGTACGTAATGTTCTCTCGATTTCAATGTCTAGTAGAGCAGCATTCTCCTCTGTGTTCTTACGTCCTAAGTATTCATGGACTTTAGAACCGTACCTCGGATAACCAATATAGCTTCCTAGTGGAGTGATAAGACGAATGAATAGAGATTGTTTTAAGTTCTCTACTCCACGTATCGTAGCGATATCTCCTCGTCCGTCATCCTTCATTTCAAGAATATCTGAGTCCCAACCTGCTTTACCGAATGGTTTAGGGATTGGTAGAACATCTAAATCCTTACCTAGAGCTAGTGCGTATAATTCCTCTTTATCGAAATCCGTTGTACGTTTCAATGCGCTCATTAATTCATTTTGTGAATTTTCGGACATTTCGATTAATAACGTATCCCCGATAGTTAGAAGATGGTTTGGGTTCGTTAACTTCTCTGCTACAGTATCTACGATGTACGGGTGTCGTAGGTCATTAAATCTTACTAGCTCTACCCAACGACTTACATCCCCTAACTCTTGTTGAGCTATAGCTTGCATCGTATCTCCCTCTGCGATGATACGTCTTTTAAACTTAGCCATTATCTCACCACCCATTTATTCATAGCCGACTCTACTTGGTTCTCTAAGTAACCAATTGAAATATCTATATCTCGTAATGTCTCAATCATCGTACGGTACTTTCTCTCGGTACCGAAGTAGTCTGCGATATAGTTTACGTTCTGTTTCATCTTCAAGATATCTTTCTTCGTTACGTACTGTATGTTCGTATTACGCTCCTCTAGGTTGTATAGAAGGGCAAAGGACTCTAACACTACGGCACACACTAGAACGTACACACGAGGGTTATACGTAGCTAAATCACTATTCATAACTTGAGATACGATTGTTCTCGGGTCTAGTGGAACGTTAATCAGTTCAATTTTATTTCTTTGGATGTCTTCTAGCGTCAGTCTTGCTAATGCTGATACACTAAACGATGGTGTGTAAAGTGTAGACGTGTACTGTACCGTTGTTCCCATTTCATTTAATGGGATAGTACCATCGGGAAGAACAGGGACGCTAGAGACGAATCTGATAAGGTCTAACGGCTTTCTAATTGTCATGTTCTTAATACCACCTTCCGTAATAACCGATGTTGTATCCTAGTCCACTCATACCGTAATCGTAAGATACACCTGAAGGTCTCTGTGGGTTAACTGGGTCACGACCTGTTCCTGGTACGTAGTTACCTCCGTCACCTTTGTTGTAGATGTCGTCATTACCTGAACTCGGGTCGTACTTACCTCCGTTACCTGAACCTGAGTTACCACCTAGTGGAGGGAATAACGGGCTAGGTCTCCATACAAGACCCCCACCACCAATGTTTATATCTGTGTCAGGACGTTGGTTAGGATTTCCTCCTGAGCTACTACTTCCACCGCCACCTACAGTTGGGTATCTATTACCAATCTCAGGTGCCACTACATCGTCATCGGCAGGATCAGTAGACTTTCTAAGTACTACGAATTTAATCTCGTAACGATACATTAGTGGGGCGTTCACGTCTTGCGTGTATGTAACTCCCTCGGGAGCTAAGTGGACGATAAAGCTCTCATCATTTGTGAAGTTGTGGAAGTAAAAATCATCTGCGGATTTCTTACCGTTACCACCAGTCTCTGCATAATCTTCTAAGAAAGATTTCATTTCTTTTATCTTTGCAATTCCTCGGTCGGACGCTTTACCTGTAGGGTTGAACCCTGTTGTACCACTAATCGTGTAAGTAGGTATGTCACTTTGGAAGTCCTCAATTACGATCCTACTTTTTGTTTTAAGTGCCGTAGTACGGTGCGGCCGAGCAAAAGTCATGTTCTCAGGGTTGATAGCGAAGCGGAAGAATCGGTTTCCTACTTGGAAAGCAATCTTCGTTAATACTGTTTTACCATCTGACATTCCCATGTATTATCACCTCTCTTTTATAATATAAGAAAAGCCGAGGGAAACCTCGGCTTAAAGGACTCTATGTAGTGAGTATTTATGCAATAACTCTTCAGGGGTGATATCGTATAAGAACTCTAGGTCTTTACGTTTAACTCCTGCTTTGTAGAAAGCATTATCCACTACCTCAGAACATGTCAGTTTCTGTTGGTTGTTAAATAGAGTACGTTTAATACGAAATACGATCCGTACAAACATCTCGAATATTTGAGCGTAGTCGTAGTCCGTACCTTCGTAACTTAATGCGATAGATACGATTCTATCTCTTTCTTCTTGTGTCACATTATCTAGTCGATAAATGTGTGTGATTTTATTGTCATACTCTATAGGTACGACTCTTGTTTTTATGAACCTGTTGGCTTCTATCAATGTGTTAGAGTCGATAGCAAGGGCAACATGACTATAGGGTGAGTTAGTAACTTTACTAATCACCCAGCCTATGAAACTCTTAGGTCTATAGAATATGACATCTGCCGATTGGATCGGTTCATTTGTCATAGTCTACTCCCCCCTTATTTAGTCCTCTCGTGGTTCGTTGTCGATATCTCTCTCAGATAGCTCCTCTGCTAGTTTAGCCGCACTCTCTTCTAACTGAGCTACGTACGCTTTAAGCATGATGTTCTCATTCATTAGGTCGAAGATGACTACCTTCTGTTCATTGACGATGTGTTTCGGATTAATCGGTTTACCTTGTGGTTGTTGTTCCATCATATTTCCTCCTATTAGTTTCTATTATTTGTGCGGTCCGTCTCCACTCCAAGATACTGCCACTACTTGGTCGTGCGTTGTAGCAGCTTTGATAGTCTTCGTCTTCTCGTTGAACTTTGTTAGTTGCACCTCTTTATGTGCGAAACCTTCAAGAGCTACTTGTAACCACTCTTCTTTTGTATGTATCACGTAGTCTCCTACGTCTTCCGCTTTCCAACCAACTTCTGTAGTTTCGGGCTTCATTATTAAGAAAATCAGTTTACCAAGGAAGTTCGTTTGGTCGTCTGCATTTGTACGGTATCTGTGTCCGTTCGTAGCGATAAACCCACTTGCGATAGCCAACTCACAGAACTCGTTGTGCATTGATGTCTTTAAGTCTTTGTGGTACTTCAGGATATCCTCAGGTCTGATTTGCCATAATGCTTGTCCTGTTTTACGGGAGATAGCGTTCATTAGTGAGTTTTGGTAATCTTGCCCCATCTTGTCGAAACCTTTTGTGATTAGTTCTCTCTCGTACAATGGTAAGTTATCAAATATCATAGGTTATTTACTCCTTATCTTAGTGTTATTCTTCTGTTAATGTTTTCTACTTTTCCGTCAATCTCTTGCATGGCTTTCCAAAGTAACGTTATCATCGAGTAGGCGTTAACACCTTTACCGTTAGCTCCTTGAATGATTGCAGGAGACTCCTCTGCAATTAAACCTAGTGTATATGGTTCTGATTCGTCTTGTTCCTTGTATTGGTATAGTACAGGTTTCACAGAGTGTATGTAAGATAACGCACTATCATCGAATACAGTGATGTCTTTTTTATAAGCTTCTGACGAAGGTGCTACCCAGTTACCATACACATTACCCCAACCTGAGTTACCAGGTCCCTTAAATTCGAACCAGTTGTTATAATACTGAAGTATACCTGATCCTAGTTGCATAATGTGTTGATTTCCTCCACCTTGTTGCCAAAAAGAAGCAACTGAATAGTTGTCATGTATTAGCTTAATACCCCCACTATTATACGACCTAATCTCAGTAGTCGCTGTAGCCCCCTTACCGATACCACAGAGGAATCTAATTTGTCCATCAGCATCCTGGATTGACCATGTATTGATTGACGTTGCTGTTGGCTGACCTTTAATGTTACCCCATACATCGAAGATAGTCCCACCTGTAGTTTGTGAGTACATATCTCCTGCTAAACGGATGTTGTTCGAAGCTTGGCCGCCCTCTTGCCAAAACAGATTTCGGTTGTTCATTCTAAATGCACCGTCATAGAGACAGAAGTTATCGTAGTCTGCTATATTTGTAGAGCCTACACTTTTACCTGAACGTAGGAAGTTAATTCCTTCGTCACCTGATTCCGATGCGTCATTGAAGTATAGACCGTTTAGCCCTTTCATATCAGAGTTACGCATATCTAACCCTACTTTACTATTACCCATCCACTGATCTGCTTTCGCTTTAATTATACCATCAACGTCCAAGTCACCTGCTATTTCGAGACCATTGGCCGCACTAGTAGGGAACTTATTAACTCCGACTGTTTTCTTCACTGTATCAATGAAGAAGATTGGAGTACCGACTGGAACCGTACGTGTTAACGTTACAGTAGAACCTACTTTGTCCGTAGCCGTAATTAGAATCTCCCAAGCAAGAGTATTAGCTAAGTTTACTTTAACGTCTGTCGCAGTGAAGTTCGGATTCCCAGTAATCGTAAAGTTAGTTCCTGGACTATCGTATGTACCACCTACCTGTCTTCTTTGGAATTTAACAACTGTCAGTGAGTTCTTATTCGCACTGCTGATAGTCAATGGAGATATTGAACCACTTAACTTAATCGTAGTTGAGTCCTCGAAGTTGTTTAAGCGGTCCGCACTAGCTGAAATAACAGGTGGTGAATAAGGTAGCATTAATATAACAGAAGATGCAGATGCTTTGTTACCTCGACTATCTACTGCCGTAACTGTTGCAGTAGCATTTGACGATGCGTTTACCTCGTTAAAGTTAACCGTAAGGTCTGTCGTAGCGTAGTTAACAGACTGCGTAACCCCGTTGACTGTAACATCGTAACGAGACATTGTAGCCCCATTATTAGCCGTAGCTTTATTGGCCGCAGGTAACTTAATCTGTAACTTAGATTTACCTTGTACGATATATTGGTTATTACCTGTTAGTGTTGTAGTTGTACTGTTTGTATCTAAGTATGTAAATCCACCTGCGTAAGTCGGGTCACTACTCTTTACATTTAGTGTAAATGTAGTAACGTTACTTACTGGTGCCCCATCCTCTGCGTACACTCCGTTATAGAGTGTTCGACATGTAATCGTACCTGTCTTGCTATTCGCAGTTGATGTCTGCCCGTACAGTGTCTGTATCTCGGCAGCAGAGAACGATAAAGTGTAGTCCTTAGGTACGTTATTCCAAGTACGTGAGAATGATCCGAAGTTCATTGTCAGGTTGTAAGTGAATCCGTTTATGTGGTTATTAACCCAACCTGTAATGTTCTGACCGATATCAAATGAACCCCATTGGTTGTATGATGCAGTTCCCGTAGGTGCGGCATATACAGTCCCATACTTTTCATTACGACCTACAAATGTTCCACCGTTCCATGTCTCAACTTTCATCCATGCTTGGGTTTCCTCGTAAGCCGCTATTTGTTGGTACGTCTTTGTGATTTCGTCTTTACTGAAATCGAATGTTACAGAGTCACCTACGTTAGAACGTGAAGCTACAATAGCCCACGATCCGTTAATAGGGTTCTTAACTTGTAACTCTACGTAATGGACGAACGCACTAGATGCCCTGTTAATCGTTACAGGTAAACTGTTAACCCCTGCGGTCCAACTTACGTTAGATGAGATAGTACTTGCTCGTGGGATGTTATCCATATAAGCAGTTGTACTATTCTCGTAGATGCTAAATACGTTTGTGAAACCACTAGCCCCGATACGAAAGTTCTTCGTACCGTCAGCATTATGGTTAACTCGAACTGTACCACTTACAACTAGTGTGTTAGAGTTCTGTGTAATTGAGAAGCTTGTAGTATTCTCTACTGCTTGTCCGTCTACGTAAATACCGAACGTACCACTACCGTATGTGGTATACCCTGAGTTGGTACGGGAGAATCGCATCTCCACGTACACATTACTATAGTTTTCATTTGTATTTGCCGTACTAGACCAGTTAACCCTACCTTTGACGTAGGTGTTACTAGTCGATAAGTCAAAACCGCCACTTGCCATATATGTTTCCTCCGATCGTTATTAAGTGTTATTAGGTACGAACGCCCAACCTGTGGAGTTCGCACTCTGTATAGACAGGATTTTGATGTTCCCTAGTGTAATCTCATTTGTTGCTCGAAGCTTCTTCGTTACGGTCTCATCACCATTCAAGTAGAATACTTTCTCGAATGTACCGTTATTTTGGTAATATCCTGCGAACTCGTACGGTGTGATTTGAGTGAACCCAATTTCACTTCCGTTACCATCAATCTGTGATACACGGATACCGTTAATGTTCATACGGATGTTTGTATTGTACAGCTCCCCTGTAGCTAGAGTCCATTGTAGGGCAACGTCTCCGATGTTAAGCATGATACCTGATACGATTGCTTCTACTTGTGGGTAGCCGATAAAGCGTATTCTAACTTTGTCTTTAACAGGAGTGAACGTCATATAACGGGCTTCGAAACCATTTGTCGTTACATTACTGTTATCCGCTATTTGGTTTCCGTTACTAACAACCCAAGCTGTACCGTTGTACTCCTGAATTTGAATCCAAAAACGGTAGCTTGTATCGGCACCCTTCGTCATCTTATTTAGGTACCAACCTAACGTGTAAGGTTGACCAGGGATAACCGATACGTCTTGATGGATTCCTGTTTCTTGACCATTGGCTTTGAAATAGAAACCTTTACCGAACCCTAGATTGTCTAGTGCCGAGTTTGCAATTGTCTCTACTTTATAAGCAGTAGTTAAAGTCCAAAAGTCTAGGTCACTGTAACCGATAGAGTTTTTAAGTAAGTTCATACCGCCTGTCGCAGAGAACTTAGCCGTGATGTCTGTAGCAGTTTGTTTCAACTCAGATTTCAATGCGTACGGAGTGAAGTCTAGCTTGTCCATAGCATCTTTAATCTTACCATCTACTGCACCTGATACGTTCCCTAGTTCGTCCTTAGTAGCAAGGTTCCCTAAGTCACTAGCGTTTGCTTTGTTCTTCAGAGCTAGAGTGTATTCTCTTGAGTTGAATACGGTACTCGTGATAGAGTCATCTGTAATCTTTTGCTCTGCATTAGAGATACGTTTTACCATAGACGGGATGATGTAACGTGTGTCTTGGTTGACTGTAGCTAAGTTCGTACCATACTTGATAGTCCCTTTTGTGATTGGTGGAGTCCACTGAGGGAAGTATGTACTTACAACGTTGTCACTTGCCAATAACTCTAGTATACCATCAAAATCAACTGTCTCCTGAACTGCGTCCACAAGTTGGTAGACAACTTGGTAGTAGTTGATAGACTTATCACTGATTGAAGGTGATGGTTCTGTTGGAGCCGTGTTACCTGCTACAGTAGCACGAGATAAATCTTTGTCTCCCACTGGGTACCACTGCTTAGTTCCTGAGCCTGGATACAGACCTCCGAAGGTACCATTACATACTCTCCAACCTAAGAAGTAAGCATTAATATCCTCCTTGCTAGGACTATACGCTTCAGCCCAACCACTATCGTTGTTGTCAATAGAAAGCCAAATTTTATCAAGAGTTCCACTAGTTGAGTATGTGTTTGCGTGTAGTTGCCCGTCCTTATCTAATATCGTCCCATCAGATTTAACTACTGTTAGTGAATTACTGTTTGCGTTGGCATACGCAAAACCATCAGCTCTTACACGAGTTACTTTTACAAGACTCGTGTTAACCCAAGGTGTTGCAGTACTTCCTGACTCGAACTGTAGTTTACGGATGTTCATTTTCTTACCTGTAGCTGCCGTACCTCTAGGGAAGTAAATACGTCCGAACATCCCTTTTGCGTTACTTGGGATCGTAAATGTCTTATACAGACGTTGCCATGTGTTAGCTGATCCTACAGAGTTAGCGTCCCCTTTGTTCTCAATCCAGTTTGTTCCGTCATTATGCCAAACAGAAATATACGCTCCTGCAATTTCACAGTTTACATCTGCTGAGAATGTAACTGTCTGCCCTACAGTGAACATGTGTAAATTCATGTCGTATGTACCGACTTGGTAGAAACTATCACTTGCGTCTGTAGATGTTAGCACAAGATAGTCTCCTGCGTAACTTGTTGTAGCTCGACCTACTGTACCTCCTGTACTCGAATTGTCAAACATGTAAGGTTGCATGTTGTTACAACTAGAGTTTAGGATTCTGTTGACTCCGTTAGTCGATAGACCGTTGGTAGAGAACGCCCAGTTCTGCTTATCATTAAGAGCAACATCCATCCATTTTTTCTCTTTAATAGCTACACCATTTGTGTTCCAGTAGAACTTATCATTATTCGTCCCATCCCCGTAGAATTTACCCCAAATAGTAAGGTCTGTTCCGCTAGTGAATAACGGGTTTGTTACAGGACGGATACGGTTTCCCGACCCTGCCCACATTTCGCTAGGCATAGGTGCCCAAGAGTTCGCAGTGTCTCCTAACTCTAACTTGAAATTACAGACATTGACTATAGCACCTACAGGGCTACCTGAGAAGTAAATGAATGGACACCAATA